TTGCAGGAGAGGGGCCAAGCTCGACTTGAGCGGTGCCAACGGGCTGGCGCGACTGCGGGTGCTGACACCTTTCAATGCCTGACTCCTTATAAGCGCATTGGGCTTCTAGCCAAGGTAAACAATGCGCAAGTCGCTATCAAAAACAAAGCAATAACCCTCTTCAACCGTGCTTGCGCTTCGGTGCGACCGGAGTTGGCCCCATGCCGCAAAGGCAGATTGGCTGCGCTCCGAACTGGGCTACAGGTGTGCGTAATAGACCGCGAAGCCCGCAACCTCTCTGGCCAGCGAATAGGCATCGCGCAGCTCAAAGTGGCGGGCGTGGCGGCTGCCGGTGACGCGGATGCCGTTGCGCTCCAGCGCAAGCGCGGTGCGGGCGATGTGAAAGTATTGCGTGGCGACGATGGCGGACTGCTGCTGGTGCGCCCGCAGGTACTTCGCTGAAGGGAGTTGAGATATTCAAGGGAGTACCGGCGCGATATTTGGTTTTTCCGGGATGTTATGGGCCTTAGTGGAACGTAGCTCCCGGAAAACTTGTTTCGTGTCAGGAAATAGGGCGGTTAGGCCTAAAAGTCATGATCAGGGTAGCGATAGCATCGGCACTTGCTGCGGACTTCACCAACCTGACTTCGCCGGTTGCACGCTCAACAATCGTGACTATGGTTCCCTCTTCAGGGGTTGCAAGCGTTGCGTCTTTATCGCGAAGCTTCACCATGTAACGGTGCAGACTGGAGCGATTCACCGAAACGCCTTGCGCGGCCAAGTCTGCGACCATGTCGTCCAGCCCCATGTACCGGTGTTCTCGAATGCAGCGATCAATCGCGATTCTCTCGTGCTCTGGGCCTCTCTCAATAGTCGTATTCCGTCCCATCTCAAACTCCTTGGTTGTGAAACAAATCGGGGCGCAGGCTCTGCACTGCGCCAAGCGTGGGGTTGCCAGTGGCTGGCTTGATCTGGTCGTACACCATGCGCATGAGGGCGGCCATGCTATCGGCGGGAAGTTCCAACTGCATGGGGTGGGCCTCGGCGGCGCGCAGCTTGCAATTGGCCTCGGCAACGCTTTGAAAAACGCTGGCCAGGCCGTGCAGGGCTAGGCAAGCATCATCAAGGGCCGCTTCGGTGGTTTCGGGCATGACCACAAAACCCGCGTTGGGATCAAGAAAACGCTGGTCGATGTTTTCCAGGTGGGTGAGAGATGGGTGCAACATGAAATGCTCCTTGCTGAGACTGATGGCCCGTTTACTAGACGGGTGGAGGGGTGTAGTAACACGAAGCAAGTCGTGCCGCCGCCCTTACGGAACGACGCACCCCCCCAAAAATCGGACTCGTGGAGCGAATTCGGGGCGTAAAAAAGCCGCATGACTGTCGGGTGCGGCTCTTCCGCTTGCTTGAAGGTGTTACTAGCACCTGATCGACATCTTACACCACAGGAAAGCAATTTTCGCAACACGAAACAACCCCAGAAACGGCAACGCCGCCTGGTCTTTGGACTCAGGGCGGCGCGATGGGTGGAGTCTAGCAGGGGCACAACAGGTCAGCCGTCAAAGACCATTGGTCAGGAAGCCGTCGATCACGTCAAGCACCGCCCGTTCGTCGTCTGGGGCCAGCGTGCCAGCCTCTGGATCGGCGAAAAGCAGGCCCCGGCGCTCCATCGTCTTTGTGCCGAACTCATGATAGGTGGCGTACACGTCACCCTTTGAGCTAACCGCTCCGAATCCAATGCGCACGCTGGTGCTGTCGGATTCGGAATTCAGGCTGGCCAGCATGTCGCCATAGCGCTCCAACACAAGCCCACGGCCATCCTTTGGGTAACTTTCCTTTGTCGATGGCTTCCAGCCTTCCCATTTCTTACCAAGCGGATCAGTGCGCGTCTCAAACCGACCACTGACACGAGTCTCCATCGCCACGCCGATGTCATGCATGGCGGGCTGCAGGTTGGCCATGCGCTTTAAAAGCATGTCCAGCCTATCGGTCACAAGCTTACTTTCGACTTTGATGGTCAACATAGGGGTATCTCGCTAGAATGAAAACAAGAAGCTGCGGCAAAGTCTCCCGGCAATAGCTGAGGGCAGACCTGGGGCCCAAAGGTTTCGTTGGCGGTCAGGGGAGCCCGCCACGCAGCATCCAAGAGGCGGCCCAGGTGCCGCCTCACTTTTTCTGCCCCTTGCCAATCAGGCGGCCAATCTCCGCATCACGAATCGCATCCTGCCGTGACAACCTGCGGTAACTCGTCAAAAACAGCCCCTCACCCGTGCGTGTGGCCTTCACCACCAGCACATAGCCACCAGCCGCCGCGCTGCCTTGCTCCAGCACGTAAACCAAGCTGGTTGCGCTGTCCTGAATCGTCATCGTCGCATGATCCGCAACGAACTGCGCCTGCGCATACTCCTTAGCCGTCAGCTCCGGGTGCACCCGAACCTGTTTGATGGCGGTGTCAGCCGACAACTGCGCCACCGTCACCTTTGAGCCGATCATCTTTGCATCTGCGTCAGAAATGCGCACCAGCGGCCATGAACCCTGCGGCTTGGCAAGCCATTGCTTGAAGGCAGGACTGCCCGCCAAGTCTGATGCGGTCGCGCTGGCAATGCCCGCAGGCAAGGCACCCAGCTTGTCCGTCATCATGGATTGCGCCTGGGCAGCACGCTGTGCGGCCATGCCAACGTTGTACCCAAACCCAGGATCAATCCCCGCAGGTATTTGGCGAATCTGACCAGTGGACTTGTCCAACCATGGCCGCATCAAAACATCGGGCGCGGCCTTCTTCATCTTCTCACCCGTAGGCGTAACACCCGCGTCATACTCACGCTGACTCACCGACACCACCCGGCAGCGACAGCGCCAACCGTTTGGCGGGTTATGCGTGTTCCAAAACGCATCGCCCACCGGCAACGTGACACCATGCCAGGCCCGATGCGCCGGGCGCACCTTGTCATCCCCCAGCGTGATGTAGCGCACATACGGAAACGACCGCTTGGCGCGCTCAATACGCGCCCACTGCCCGGCGGCATAGGCCATGCGCGTGTTGGTGTCAAAAATCAGCTTCAAGCGTGCCGGGTCAAACGTCGTTGTCAAAATCTCGCCCGTGCTGGGGTTGATCACTTCCTTTTCGCCCCACCACCCGGCATCCTGCAACATCTTCTTGCCATCGCGCACAAAGTCACGGCGCGACAAATCGCCATTCACACTCTTCGTGATCTGGTCTTGAATCGACTTCAGTAGATCGGCCCTGGCCAGGCGGCTGACGGTGAACTGCTGCGCATGCTCATCCTGCCAAAGATCACTCCAGCTGTAGGTTTCCGTGACCTTGTTGCGCTGCTGCAAATACGCCACCGCCTCGGCGGGCGTGAGCTTTTGCAGCGCGACGAATATTTGTGCAGGGCTTGGCATGATGATCAAGCGTTTTCAACACCAGCACTTCCAGCCAGGTGGGCTGTAAAGGCTGATCGCGTCAGCGCCTGCGCCATGGCATCGGCATCCAGCTGTGTCAACAGATCAGGCAGGCGGGCTATCAACTGCTCGGCGGTTTCACCGTTGGCCACGGCCTTGTCGATAGCGGCCTGAAGCGTCTTGGCCATCGGTGCCATCATGGGCTGCCACTGGGCCAGCTCGGCATTCACCAGCGCGTCAATCGCATCTGGTTCATTGCCATTACCGGTGATCGACCCTTCGCCAAAACTAGCCTGGCCAGCCCCTTTCTGAACACCGGATGAAGCCAAATTGGCCAGCCCGGCTGGTGCAGGCGTAGTCTCAATATCACCATCCTCCAACCCATAAACCCGTTGCCAATAAGCCGGGGTAAACCGCACACCAGATTCAGACAGCAGCTTGTCACGCTTGGCCTGAACCTCGTCAATTTCCTCCTGCTCATACAACTCAAACTTGGGAGCAGGAGCGCCTTCGCCCTCGTTGCTGTCAACGATCCAGCGCAGCAGCTGATTGACAGAAGCCTCACACAGGCGCGCATCGCCATCGCGCAAATCCTTGGCTACCTCCAGCCCGGCAGTGGCACTGGCGCGGTTGGCGCTGGCCTCCGTGCTCTGGTTCTGCCCAAGTAAAGCGATGGCAATCTCGCTGCGGCAAAACATCAAAAGCCGCTCATACAAATCGGCGCTGCCACCCTTACCGCCAGACTCCAAAATTTCCACCGAAGCATCGTCAGGAATCACCGCCACAGCATCCTGCACCATCGCCTCAAGATCACCCAGCAACTTGTCATTCTCTGGGCCAGGCGTGTTGCGCGGCGTTTTCCCAACCACCCACGGCGTGCCGAACTTCTCCGTAAAAGTCACCCAGAATTTCAGCCCGCCACGCTTGAACACCGTCGGCCAAAAACACATTGACAAATCTGCAAACCCATACGGATTGGCATAACTTGCCTCTTGTGCCGGTACCAGAAATTTACGCGGTGGCTGCAACTCCCCATACAGCGGCTGCTCACGGGTTTTGAAACGCAGTTGCGACTGATCATCAAAGCAAAACCAATGCACCGGCTTGGCCATCACATCCAAAGGCATATTAGGGCCAGCGCCTGGAGGACTCCACAGCACCTCCATCGGTTGCCAACCGAACAACACCGATTCCATCATCTCGTGTAACACACGGCGCATATCCAGACGGCCAAGCACCTCCTCGCACAGCTTGGCACTACGCGCACTCGCCCGGCCACGCTCCACCCGCCATTCAAGCCCCTGCACCGCAGCTTTACGCCGCCGAATACACCCACCCACGTGCGCATCAGAACGCAGATCGCTGTACACCCTGATGTCCTTACCCTGCTTTTTCAAAATAGGGTCTGGGTTTGGCAAATACATGCCAAGCGCAGCAAAGTCCATGCTCCGATTGCGCGTGGCAATGTGATCACTCAGACTCTGTGTTGGCTTTGCTTCAGAAAAACGCACAAACTCAGTCGGGGAAATATAGAGACCTTGGGGTTTCATAGTTGACTTTCAATAACCCTGCAGGGAAGTACGCAGGTCGCTGTTACGGGGGCGACTGGACACAGTCACAGAACCAAGATTGATTTCACGGCTGGCAAAGTAGGCCAGCGCCACCGCCACAGCAGCATCACCGTGGCGCTTTCCCTTGTCTTCGCCAGTGGTGCGTGCGTCAGGAATGCGCGGCACGCCCTTGATCACCTGCACCGCCCGCAGGTCGGCCAGGATGTCTGCATCTTTGGGAATTCCAGTGATCGTGCCATCTTCAAATGCCGCCTTCAGTGGCGGCATGTGTTCCCGGTACCAGGCCTCGGACAACATCACCTGCTGAATGCGGCTGACCCCATAACGCTGCATGGCCACCTCGGCCAAAAACTGCCCGTTGCCACGCGCATCAAAGGCCCCACCCATAAAACGTGGCAACCTGTCCAGCAGGTAAAACGCAATCTGTTCCTGCTGGCGAAACGGAACATTGCGCAGCTCCACCATAAACGGCACCTGGCGCACCAAGTTTTGATGCTGCAACAGCGGCACGTGCACCGACAGGTCACCTGATCGCCCAAAGTCTTCACCGTCAAAACTGATCACATTGGTAGCCAGTGCCGCCAGCAGTGGCCCCATTTGCGCTTCCAGCCAGTCACGGCAATCCGCGAAACGAATATGGTCTGCCAACACCTCAAAACCAGGCTTGCACTCCCAGCGCAGCACTTGCGTCTCGGCAGACATGCGCAGCTCAACCAGCACCCGGCTCAGCCAGGCCCCGCCGCCATGCCTTGGCACGCAGCCATACTCTTCATCCGCACATTCGGCATTGGGCGCGTTCTTGTAAAGATCGTCACGCCACTTCTTCTCAGCCTCGGGTGACCAGGTCTGCCCGGTCACATAGCAAATGCGCTTGTACAGCCCATCAGCAATGGCATCGTCCAGCGTGATGCGGTGCACGCTGTAAGCCTTGCGCCCCTCACGCGCCTCCTGGATGTACTGGTTAAACGGGTTATCCACCCCGTTGTGCGTGCTGATCAGCCGCACCTTGTTACCCCACATCGTCAGCGCCAAAGCGGCTTTCATCAACTCCTCCAGAGAGTCATGAAACGCCGCCTCATCAATCACCACATCACCCTGCAAGCCGCGCAGGTTAGACGGCCTGCTCGACAACGCCTGAATCTTGAAGCCAGACTTTGGGAAGCGAATCATGTAGGCCAAGATTTCCTCGTTCTTGCCCTCATCCCAAAAGCTTTGCTCAAACACATCGGCCTGCGCCAACTGGTTGAACGCCTTGGCAAACAGCGCACACGCCGCGATGTACTCCAGCGCCATCTCCTTCTTGCTGCCCACGTAAAACGTATTGCAGCCCTGACGGCGGCGCGGCTTGGCTGCCTTCACCACATTGCGACCGGCCTCAGCCCAGGTCAACCCGGTGCGGCGAGACTTTTCCCCAATCATGATCTGGGACTCATCATCAAACCAGCGCTGTTGATAAGGCAAAAAAACAGGTTCATTGGCCGGGATGGCATCAGACACCTCTTGTGGCACCACCACCCCGGCCAGCGCCATCTCCTCACCCAGATTGATCTTGCGCGGTGAACCAATCGGCTTGAGCGCAGCAGGCTGACTTGTCGCCATGGCGCTATTCCTTACCCAGCAAAATGCGGCGAATGCGGGCTTCCATCTGCTCACTCATGCCGTCAGAGCCACGCATCTCCTGCAGCTTCTCTTCTTGCTCTTGCCGAACCTGTGCGCGAACCTCCGCCTCTACCTTGGCCTGGTACTGTTTGAGCTGCACACTGCTACGGGTAAGAGATGCCAGGCTGCGCGTTGCATCAGCCAGCAATTTCACGCGCTCGGCCTGATCAACGTCGGGGTCGCTGGCATCTTGCAGCATCATGATGCTGTCAAACAGCTCCTGCTGCATGATGGCCGTGAGCCCCGAGCTGCGCGAGTCGGCCTTGTCGCCTGCATGCGCATCGACCGAAGCCATAGCCTGCGTGAAAGCGCTGACCGCAACCAAGCGCCGCTCCAGCTTGGGGCCATAGCGATGCAGTGCGCTGCGGCTGGGAAGCGCCCCCTTCTTTGCCTCACTTGGAAAACGTTGCTGCAGATCGGCAATCATTTCATCCAGAGTCAGGCGGCCTTGTGCCATTAAGCCTTCGACGTAGGTTTTGACCTCTGGCGCAAGGCGCGAGATGGTACTTTTTCGGCCCATGTGTCAAACCCAAGGATTCGGGCGTGCAATGCCGGGTTCACAGTCCACCGAGTAGCCCACAATGTCGATACCGTAGCGGTCGATCTTGGCGTAAACGGTACCCAATTCGTCGCGGCGTATGGTGATCAGGTCACGACCCTTCAAGTAATCCAGTTCCCGGAGAATTTCCATCGAAGTTGCATCGGGGTACTCAGCGCGCATGACAGACAGCAGCAATCCCATCTGCGTTTCCGCAGGCCGCGCAATGTTGAGCGTGACGAGCAATATCCAGCGCATCGTCTCCGTGCGGCGGCGTGCTTCCTGCAAGCGAATTTGTTCAATGTTCACGGGGTTTCCCTTTCAATAAAATGTTCTCGAACCGCAGCGCCATGGCATCCAGCTTGGTCATGATGGTGGCGATGGCCTGCACATAGTCCTCGCGGCGCACGTAATGCACCGGCAGTTCAGCCTTGAGCTGCATAATCTCGCGCTCCAGCCTCAGCGTGTCAGTGGCGTTCTTTTCGAGCGCAGAGGCGACAGCCTTCATCGTCTCGCCAAGCACCTTGAAACGCTCGTCTTGGCGGCGCTCCTGCTGAATGTTGATGATCTTCACCAGCGCCCAAAAGGCGCTCACGGCAGCGATCAAAATGAAAATCAGATTGGACAAATTGAACTCAACACTCATGGGTTTTCGCCTTTGGTTTCGTGGGCCTTGATGTAGTCAATCAATCGCTGGTACCTGAGCCGGTCAACGGCGCAGCTCTTGGCGTTGTCGATGTGGTTTTGCCAGGCGGCTTCGATGCTGATGCCTGAATCAGCGGCGCAGGCTTGGCCGGTGGTGTCATCAGCTCCGCAGGCACCAGCAGGCGCGTCGGCCCCGGTGAGGGCGCTGTTCCACACCCATACAGCGCCAAGACTAAGCCCAAGACCAGGATCGACAGCACCGCCTGTACCGCCCGCCACCCCAGTGGCTGACGCTCCAGGGCTGCTGCCGCCGTTCTCAACAGCGGCCACATCAGCAGCAGCAATATCGCGGCCACGGCGATCACGGAAAACCACAATAGGCCCACGTTGAATAACTGCATTGAATTTCCCCTCCAAGGTTGAATAACTTTCCATCAGCATCTGCTGCTCGGCCTGATGTGTTTCAGCGGCCTTCTGGCTGCGCGCAATCTCGGCATCAAGGTCTGCCTTGGCCTGCTCGGCTGCGGCGGCCTGCTTTGCCAGCCAAGCGTTATTTCGGTCGTGGTCGCCCGCCCAATAGCTTCCCGCAGCCAGCAAGGAAATCAGCAGTGCAGGTATCCATACACTGGGCATCATTGCGCGGCTCCTGTGGCATCAGGGCCAAGGCACTGGCGGTGCAGGCGCTGCCTGCGTGCCCACAAGCCGCTGCATGAGTTTTTTACTGGTGCAGAGCAATCCACATCGCCCACCTTGTGCCAGTCAAGAATCGCATCACAAGCACGCCCGTAATCCATGGCATTCAACCGCGTTGCAATGGTGGACAGCCCGCCACGCTT